GATCGCCGCCCGCCTTGAACGCTTCCCGCGTGGCGAGGTCATCGGCTTCCGCCTGCTGCGCCTGTTTCATCTGCATGGCCTGCATGTCCTGCTGGCCCATCAAGTGCTGAAGCGATAACGACTTTCCCGCCGTTTCCAGCGGGTCGGCCATTTGGAATTGCGCCGGTTTGACGCCCAAGATGATGTTTGGATTGATCGGCATGTCAGTACCCGAACATGGAATTCACATCGTTCATGGTGTAGCCCCCCGGCGTACCGCCACCGCCCCGGTTCGCAAGTAGCTTGTTCAGCACCTGGTTGTTCTGATAACCCTGAATCGCGCTGCCAATGCCCCCAAAAGCGCCCGCCATTGCGTTTGCTTTCCCAACCGTGCCCGCTGCATTGGCGTTGCCGATGTCGGTCATGGTGTTCCCGGCATTCATGCCAAAAGCAGCCCCGGCGTTCGCGCTGTTCGTCGCCGCATTGGCGCCTAGTTGCTGCTGCCCGGACAACTTGCCGAATACGTTGTTCTGATCGTTGGTGAACCGCTGATAGGACTCGTTGGCTTTCGTGCTGCCGTAGTCGTTGCCGAAGCGCGTCAGGGCCTTGAGGGTTGCCCCGGAGTCGTAGCCGCCGTTCGCAATGGCGCGCTCGTTGATGCCCTTCGTTCCCTGATCGAGTCCGAATTGCAAGCCCGACTGATACACCGGATCTGCATTGAGGTCGTTGGCGGTGAATTTCTTCAACAGTGAGCCATATTCCGGCGATGCAGAGTCAATGCCGTTGGCGTTGGTTTCTTCCTCATATGCCATGTTTCGCGCTTCCGGTGGCACGTCGCGGAAGTCTGAAACTCCGTACAGCTTCATGTATTTCTGCATCACCGGGCTGATGCCGTCAGCACGAACCCCACCCGTGCCACCGGCATACCCACCAACCCCGAGGAGCGTCATCAGGCGCTTGTTCGCTTCGGTCCCGGCGTAACGGTAGGGAGCCGTGTCGCGCTGCCCCTGCATGTACATTTCACGTTGTAGTTGAAGGGCGCTTTGCGCGGCCTCTGCCTGCTGTTTGGCCGCATCGCCTGCGGCATCACTGCCCATGATCCCGCCAAGGAGCGAGCCGCCTGCCTGTACCGCTGAACCTAGAAGTGCGTCATCAATTCCGAACATGGTTGCTCCTATACCGCTGCGCCAGTTGCATCAATCCAAACGGTCGGACCGGTAGACTTCAGCCAGATTGGTTTGCCGATGGTTGTATCGAGGTATGGCCTGCCCACCCATAGAAGCGTTGTAGGCCGTTGCGCCGTGGTGCCGCTTTGCGTCATGGCCGTCAGCAGCGCGAAGATTGCCGAGAAAAACGGCGACCATCCGGGCGTAGCCGTTCCGTCCGGGTTGACTACTGCGCCTATGGGGGGTTGGTTGAGCAGGGCCATTAGTTATCCGGGTTCAGGGCTGCGGAAACAAACGTCACTTGCACCGGGTCAGTGACTTTCAATTTGGGCGTGAATGCGCGCGGACTTCCGAGCCTGCGCCACTCCACGCGGGTCTTGTACTCACCAATGGCCCCGAGGTCTTTCCACATATCCGGCCCCCAGGTCTTGCCGTTGTCGCGGCTGATCGACAAGGCGATCTGCGGGTTTGATCCCTGTCCGCTAGTGAGTCCTACGCCTACCTCGATGTCCAGGCGCAGGCAATCGACGTTGAGGAATTCCCCATCCGTCGCGCGGATGGTTTCGCCAATGACTTCGCGCTCAATGGTGGCGCCGTTGTCGGTGTAGGTGGTCGGGTCGAGGCGGTAAAGCCTGCCCACGTCATAGTCCGCGATCACGATGGCCGACAAAAACGGGAACGCGAATTCCCCTCGATACCGGGTCAGGCCGTCCGACTTCAGGCTTGACCAAAAGCCGGTAGTGCCGTCGAACATCCACGAATAACCGGCACTCGGAAAGCTGATCACGTACATGGCGTGCCCGCCAAGCATGTAGCTATAGGCGGTCGCATCCGCCGTGTTGGCATACCCGTTGATGATCGTATCCATGTCCGGCGTGCTGATCTTTTGCGGCACATACCCGGCGATTTTGGCGACGATCACCTGGCCCTGCGCGTTCTTCATCAGGCACGCCATCGTGTTGTCGAATTTCGCAATCGACCACGTTGCAGCAAGCCCCCATTCCGTCGCGGTGCCGCTGATGAGCGAGAACGGGAAATCGACCGCACCGGACAGTCCCCAATATTCGGTGGTTTGCGAGCCGAGCAGCGCCAGTTGCCCGTTCGAAGTCCAGACGGCGATGATTGGGTCCGGGTTCGTCTCCGCGTTGGCGAAGTTCAGCGCATCCCACGAAAGCCCGTTGTCCACGTCCGAACAGTAGAACCTTCCCGAGCCTTGGAAGTTGCACACGAAGCGCCGGCCAAGGTACGTGACCGTCACCGGATTGGCCGGAAAATCCGCATCCGTGATTTGCGCAAAGACGTTCGTCACGGTGTTGTAGATGTAGCCGTATGTCCCGTCCACGATCATCACTTGCACGCCGTTATCCGACATGCTCACGCGGCCGGTGGTTGTGAGAAGCGTCCCCCGGTTGGTTGCTACGCCCGCGTTGTTTACCTCGTACAAGACCCCGCGATGCACCACGAAGCACACGGAGAGCGAAGGGAACTCACGCCCGCCACGGATCGGCGTTGCGCCAAAGTCCGTCAGCGGCGCCTCGAGCCCCGGCGTGCCGTAGGCTACAAGCGCGGACTTCTCCCCCTGCGGACGCACTTCCGCATACAGATTCGTCATCTGCTTCGCGGTTACAAACGGCGTTTTTGACGCCTGGCCGAGTCCGAAAAGAGGGATCTGAGGCACCTAGTAGCCTCGCTGCCAAATCACGCCGCCACGGGGCGCAAGCGCTGCATCGAACTTGGCGACTGCCGGCGTGCGATTCGAGCGCTTCACGTCGGCCAGCGACTCATTCGCCATCCGCTGCACGTTGTCAGATGCCGTCTTGCCGAATAACGGGGCGAGCCTGACCGCTAGGTTGTACTCGAAGGCTTCCTCATACCCTGGCGGGAAACTGATCGTCGTTGCGGCGGTTGCAGGCCCGGTCAATAGCCGGTTCATGGTGAAGGTCATACTCACCACTTCCGAAGGTGTCGGCCACAACGTCACCTTTGCCAGCGGGAAGTCGTTGACGTACAGGTAGCGGCTGATAATCGGTTGTTGCTGCGTCGGCAGAACAATGTTGTTGTACTGCTCCTGCGTCATGTTGACCACAGGGAAATTGACGCCCTGATACGTGCAGATCGCGTCAACGCTGATGCCGATGGGGCGGTCCGTGTTCCAATCTCCACCTACCCCGATGGTGTAGACCGCCTGCCCCGCCACCGTCGCAAACGTCTGATTGGGCGAGTTGTAAACCGCCAAATCTTGCGTTGACCAGTTATCGACCATGCGATTGAACCGGGCCAAGCAATCGGCCGTTTCAGCCGCCGTCAGGGTCTGATCCACGCCCACGGCGTTGGTCAGGCCAAGGGCCGATTCGATGATGTCGAGCGCGGTTGTCACGCCTGCAACGCTTCCTGAAGTTTGGCGACGCCCCAGCGCTTGTCATACTCGATGCCGCGCTCGTCGCACAGGGCTTGTAGTTCTTCCTTGGTCTTTTCCGCGACGATGGCCGCTACTTCTTCAGACTCACCGGGCAAAGGAACGCCCCAACCGATCAGTTGCGCCATGTGTTCTTCCTCGTCGCGCACGTAAGCGGACGGTTCGGCGTCGGATTCGAGGCGTTTGATAAATTTCGGGTACATGCTCATCCTTTCGGGCCGGCACCTTGTGAGCGCCGGCCCGCCTATGCGTTACACCGTGTAAAGCTGGCAGACGCAGCCAACCGCCGTGGTGAAGGTCGTCGGCACCGTGATGCTTGCTGGCACCGTGCCGAACGTCCCCGTTGAGGAGGTCGTCAGCACGTTCACGCCGTTGGCGCTTACGAACTTCATGGAGGTTGCAGTCGTGCCGCTGGACTGCACGCCGCAGAAGTAACGACCGGGCGCCAACAGAACCGGCGTCAGGAAGTCACGACTTTGGAACGTGGATGCGCTGGCAGACAGCGTGCCGGCAACCGCCGAGTTTGCAACCAGCGTGCCGGAACTGTTGTACAGCGCAACCAGCATGTTGTCCGTGCCGACGATCGTGCCGTTCAAGACCGCGAGGCCCTTCCAGACATTCCAGTGCGGAACGAAGATTTCGCTGATGTTCAGCGTTCCAGCCACATGCACGGACGATGCGCCCGATGCGGTCAGTGCCATATTGCCGAGAGGCATGTTCGGCAGAATCGACGGACCCTGCATGGCAACCGGTGTACCCTGTCCGGCAACCTGGAACGGCGCGATGTTGCCGCCCTGGTTGACGAACTGGATTTGCGATTGTCCTGCGTTGACATCATCGACAAGGCCGGCAGTGCTGACGGCGGTTGCAAGACCCTGCGCGACGAGTGCTGCTTCGGCGTCGTTCGGGAGCATGACGGTGGCGCCCGTTGCAAAGCCACCATAGGGACGGAGAAGGGTTACGGCCATGATTGCTCCTTAAACGTTGTACCACTTGGCCGACAGCTCGGGATAGGTCGCCGCCCACCCGAACAACACGTCGATACGCATGATCGACTTGTCGTTGATACCGTCGTAAAACTCGGTAACCTTGAGCGTGAAGCCCTCGTAGGTTTCCTGCGCCACGTCGATCACGCCCTTGCCGCCGGGAGGCGCCCACATCGGCACCATCGCAAGGGTGAAGGCATCCTTGTGACTGGCGACGTTGCAGGTATAGGCGGTCGAAGCAGCCCCACGAATGACGAACGGCGAGCCGGTCGTCGGGCTGGCGCTGACGTTCTGGAAGGCGCCAGAGGTCACGATGGCCGGCGAGATGCTGAGGGTAGTCGCGGCCGCCGCAGCGTCCGCCGTCACAACGAAGTCCATCAGTTCGCCGGTCGAGGTGCGCGATTGCGGATTGACCGCATACACACCCGGCAGGTTGATGATGGTCCCGCGCGTGATCGTGCCACCCAAACCCACAACGGTAATCGTCGAGCCGGTCTGGTTCGCGCCGTTGATGTTGGTGCCGGCGACGTTTTGCGTGCCGTTGGTGTGGGTATCGACGTTCTGGTCCATGCCCTGAGCGATACCGAAGGCCGTTTGCATCATGCCATCGTTGTATTGCTTTTCCAGCCCGCCGCCCACAAACATGGGCGAAAAGCCTTTCAGCATGGCGCCGTTCAGTTTCGGACCAGCAATGAACGTGCGGCGCTTGTCGCGCGGCGCGGCCATGTTGTCCAGACGGGCGTTCAGGTCGGTCAGCACGCCCACCGCGTCAAGCTGCGTGGCCGGAAGAGCACCGGAAGCGTTGACCAGGTTGAACGTGTTGTAGTGCGCCATCGTCAAGCCCTGGCGGTCGATTTCGTTCGCAACCGGCGCGATGGCCGCAGCGATCTTGTCCTCCAGACGGGTCAGCGACAGCGTGCGTTCCGTGCTGGTGAAGTTGATGTCGCAACCGCCCTGCGAGAGAGTCAGCGGGACAGTCGTTTCAACGGTCGATTGCGGAACAGCGACGGCGCCCGCACGGTAGGTGTAGCGCGGCGGCTTCTTGATGTTGATGGTCTGACCGGGGGCGTATCCACGGCTCATATTGCCGGTGAATTCGTCTTCCCAATCACGGTTGACTTTCTTGGAGAAGGCCAGCATGTTTTCCAAGACGGGGAGGGCCGTCTTAGCAACAATGGAACAGGTAACAAGAGTATTGGTCACGATAACCTCACGAAGTGAAAGGAACGGCTGTTTTCACTTCCGGCGCCTTGCCGGGTTATCGGGACACGTCCGCCCGATTGGGGTATGCAGGTTTAACGCCCCTGCGCGGCGGTTTGCTACGCCCTGCGAATCCAGTTGCTGCCGTTCTGAGCGCGCCATGCGGCGAACTCGCTAACAGACATCTTCGTCGGGTCTTTCTGCGCGGATTTCCCGCCGCGCGTCGGGTTAGGTGGCTCCGGCGCTTCGGATGTTCTCCGCGCCGGCTTCACCGTAAGACGTTCTTCCAGCTTGCCGAGTTCCGCGATCTGCCGTGCCGGCGACAGGTCCGCAATGCGTTCGGCTTCTTCAGGATTGCTGGCAAGGTGATACAAGAGCGCCGGCCCCAAGTCAGACTCCACAATCGCTTCCCGCGTTCCCTTGGAGAAATGGTCGAGGTCGTCGAGGAACGGCGTCACCTTTGCTTCATAGTCAGCCGTGGTCTTGGTGAAGTCGGCTTCCCGTTTGGTCCACGATTCGGCAATCGTGGCTTGCGTTTGCTGCTGCCGTTGCGCACGTTCCTGCTGTGCGCGTTCTTGCGCGGTTTGCGTCTCGCGCGCCTTGGCTTCCTGCGTGGCTTCCCATCGCCCAAGCGCCCGGTGATAGTCGGCATCGTCTGCAAACTGGTCCCGCTGCGGCTCGTTGCTTTTGGGCGCGCGTTCCTGCTTCAAGCGCTCGTTTTCTTCGCGCAGTAAGCGCGCTTCGGTTTCAGCGGCGACGCGCGCCGCTTTCTGCCGGTCGAGACGGCGCTGGAACTTGCTCGCCTTTTTCGCTTCGGCCTGTTCAGGCGTTTCCTGTTCGGCCGGTACTTCAGCATCCGCAGGCGGAACAACATCCGGCGCCGCAGGCTGCGCGGTCGCGGTGGGTTCTTCTACTGCGGGTTGAACTTCTTCTTGCATAGCGTCCTCGTTTGAGGGTGTGCAGGCATCCGGCCTGCGCGGTTAAGGCCAGCCCGCCGAATAGTCGTAGTCCGCGACTTGTTGCGCCGTGGTCAATGCGTCTATGGCATCGTGATGCTTTGCCCGGTTCCCCGCGCATTGCACGCTGAACGCCGAGAACGCCGCCGCATTGGCATTCACTCGCGCAACCACGCTTGCAAGGGTTCGCCCGCTTGCAATGGCTTCTGCGTTGAGCAATGGGCAATTGGATGCCGTAGGCGTCGCCTGCATCGCTTCCGCGCGCTTGATCGGCCACGTTGATGCTTCGCCCGCGCTGTACCCCTGCGATGCAAGGAAAGCATCCTGAACATCCTTTGCACGGTCGGTGACTTCGCGCCTTTTCGCTGCCTTGACTTGCGCAAGGGTGAGCGTTGCCCCCGGAACAGCGTCCAGAACTTCCCACGTTCCATTTGGCAGCACCCGCGCATATGCCGCGTTCGGAGGAACATCTTTTAGTGATTGCACGATCATGTTTGAATCTCCAAGCGCATGTAACCCGTGCGGGGTTTAGTCGCCGTCGCCGCACCCATCGTGGTTGTTATCGTGAAAAATCCCGCCTGCGTGGTCAGGTTGTAGCCGGTCAGCGTGGCTTGCGTACCCACCGCGCTGCCACTTAAGTTGATGTTGTTCCACGAAGAAGTGGCGTTTCCAACGCCTAAGACTTCGATCACGCTATTGGCTCCGATGCTCACAACGCGGAACCACTTCTCAATACCTGTTGAAAGGCTCGATCCAGCAGCCGTAAAGCTCGATGACCAATTGGCCGTAGTCGCCCCCGTATCCGCTGGCGACCCTGCTGTGCCCATGCGGAACGTGGTTGCGGAGCCGTAAGCATCCGTTCCGTTGTCCCGGCCAATCGTCGCCAAGACCCGGAAGCAATCGCCCACATTCAGCGAACCCGCAGGGATCGACAGCGAGCCGATTACCTGGTCGGCAGTCTGGATTGCACCGTCAGTGATGGCGGTTTTCTCAGCGATGAGGCGCGGGATTTTGAGGGTTGCCCCATTCGCCCCCGCCAGCCCGATGATTTTGCCGGAGGCGTCGGTGGTGTATTGCGCTTCCGGCACAAGATATGTTCCATTCGCCCGATACCGCGTGAATGGCGCCACATCCAACGCAAAGACCGTGTTGTACGACGCCAGCATCTGCGCGGTCGGGCTTGCAATCGTCGCGGCGTTGCAATACACCACGTTGAGCGGATCGGCCTCACGAACGCCTGGATTCACCAAGCTTGAATCCGTGTCGCTGGCCTTCCCTTGCGAAATCAGCGACAGACCGAAATCATCGGCTACCGTGTAGGTCGTGCCCACTACCATCGGCAGGCCGTAGGTATCCGTTACGCCGGCTTTCGTGATTGTGACTCGTATGCTCATATCTGCTCCGATGCGGCCATTTCAGGGGGTGGCATTTCTTCAGGTCCGGGCGGCTCTTGACCGTTGATTTCGTCGCCGTCCGGTTCAATCAGTCCCATCAGCCGGTCAATCGGCATGTCCAAGAGCGTGCGCAGCGTGTCCGCCTGAATGGCGCCCGCGACCTGTCCGTGAATCTGCCCCGTCTCGAACTGCGCGCGGAGGTTGTCTGCGTTCGCTTTGATCTTTGCGGCCTCGGCCTGCACCTGGGCCGTTTCGGCTTGGATCTTGGCCGTCTCTTGCTTGGTGTATTCGGTCTTGGTCTTGAGTTCGTCAACCTCTTGCAGCTTCGCCTCAAGCTGGTGGATGACCTGATCCATCTGCCCGATAGCAGCGCCTGCCTGCGATGCGGGAAGCGGGCCTTTCGGCGTCTCTATCATCGGCTCGTCATCCTCAGCATCCGATCCGAGAATCTGCGGCGGGATGGTCCGTTTCAAGCGGTCGGCCATTTCCTCGGCCCCGACCCAATCCTGAGCGCGCACGAACAAATCACCGATCACGTTCCAGAGTTCGGGATTGCGCTGCATGTTTTCCGCCATCATCTGCACCGCCTCTTGGCGTGCGGTGTCGTAACTCGGACCGCTGCCGATGGTCACGTCATACGTGCCAGCGCTGATGTTGTTCAGGATTTCCAGAATCTTGCCGTCTTTGTTCTTTTTGCCTTCCGTGTTCGGCTGGTTGATGCGTACGTAGTTGACCTTGCCATCCTCGCCCAAGGTCCGCGCTACCCGTTCGGCGTCGTA